AGCCATTGCTCACGCAGCTTGTTTTGATAAACCCAATTGATTTCATGCGTTAAGTCATCATGAGAATCGCACATGTATGACACTCCATTTCCGCAAACATCCATGAACCACACTTGGTGCATCGCTGCACCGGTTCTTGTGTGTCAGTCTGTTCTGCTAGGTTTTTCGTTCCAACAGCACAGCATTTGAGGCATTGAAATACTCTAAAACCTTCGTGCGTTTCAAACTCATCAAGCCATACAAACTCACTCTTGGCTGAACAAAAGTTGCATCTAAAGTTAGGCATCTTTGCCCCAGCCTTTGCCTCTAAAGATTGCTGGCACAGCTGCATAGACACGCCTTAATTTAGCCCCACATACTTGACAACAAGGGATTTCGTGCTCCATTGGAAGATCCAATACAATACTCAACCCCTCGCCATCACATTCGTATTCGTAATTAGGCATGATACGGAATTCGATTGATTGCGTGGCAGTTATAACATCGAAGCAGATCGCCCTCATGAAGTAATCTGTCATCGTTGCATAAGTCGCAATATGTTGTTGATGGCTCTACCTTAACTCCATCATCTGTAAAAGTTGCAGTTAGACCAGAGCCGTCAATGATTTGTAATTCACCCATTTATTCACCTCCTTCAAAATACCATTTTCCATTAGCTGTAAGTTTTGCCCAAGAAGGTGGGCATTCTTTTGCTTTGCAAACATAACCATAATATGGCTTGCCTCCTTTAGAGATACCCTCTTTGAGAATATGCCCATGCTGGCACGCAGGTGGCTCATTTGGTATTGATGCACCAATCTCAGCCACAACATCACCAACAGACCAAGCAACCGGTTCTTTAGGTTTATCAGCTTCAAAACTATCTCTTAGAATTGTTTCAATTTGTGCTGACTTAGATCCAGCCTTACCATACATATTTTGCCGGCTTTCTAATTTCTCCTTAAAAGATGAAGGTGCAACCACCTTGCTCATTTCCTCTTGAGATGCTCTCTTGCCTTTAGCTGCAAAACCTGCGTTTGCAAGTGCTCTGCCAATCGCTGAAGTCTCACAATTTTCCAATGCAGAAGTTGAATTGACACCGCGATCCGAAATCGTTTCAAAAGCAAGCCCAGTTGCACATGGCTTTGCGTCCGCTTCCGTTTTGAATAATTTACAAAATACAATGAATCGAGTGTTAGATGCCTCAATGAGTTCAGTCTCGATTCTGTTGTCTGGAAATTTTCCATGCCATTTCTCCAATCTTGATTCGACTGTTTCATAATCCTCTAAATTAAATGCCATCTGCTACTCCAAATTCTTGGTCGTAATGGTCGTGCAATTCTTTGTAGATGACTGCATAACCAATGATGTCTTTAACACTATCTTGGTGATTTGCAGTTTCGGCAAGTCTGCTGACCTTAACGAGCAGCTGCATGATGCTGACCTGCATTGGCGATATGTAATCTCCATAGTAAGCAGACCACAATTCTGAAATTCGCTCGTGATTGCTTTGACTGCTTCCGTAAACTGATCCTCTCGCTGAGAGAATTGTTGCGATCTCATCCAAAAACTCAGTTCTGCTTGTCATAATCAAAAACCTCATCTGACTGTGTCTTAATGTTGGTCATTCGGCGATGCATATTCCAACCATCAGCCCGACCCTTCCAATAACCATTCTGGAATGCGGTATCTCGTATTTCATAAATAATCCATGCAGCAAAAGTCAAACCGACAATTGCCCACATGATTACAAAACCCATATCTCTTGCTTCTAGCCATGCGTTCATGTTGCTCCCTTTACCCACAGCGTTCGTGTGGATACAGAAAGTATGACCTAAAGCAAGGACAGGCGGTTAATTACTTTCGGCGTGTTTTATAACGATTAGATAACGCCAAGATCCTCAAGATCATCGATATGATCATCAATCGTGCGGTCGATATAGTCTGTTTCACGCCCCATAAGACTTTCCAAGAGCTGTAAAACTGCCATCTTTGTTAATTGGGATCATCTGCACATTCATGTTCTTGCCATCCCAGTCCATAATAACTATGCCCATCTGCCAGTTAGCCAAGCCCTTTGTATAGGAGGCTTTTGCTCGATTCATGAGGTTGCCTGTTTCGACCCCATATAAGGGTCTATAAGCCCCATACAGCCCTTCTGAGTAGGCTGACATACCTAGCCTATGGGTATGACCGCAAACCACGCTCTTTCCTGCCTTCTTGGCAAGATTTAGGGCAGTTTGTCCAGCGTTCGGATTCATGTTGCCTTCATCGCCATGAGCCAAGATCCAGCCCTTTTCAAATTCAAAGAATGTCTTATGAAATGTAATGCCCATAGATTCAAAATCCATAAACTTTGCATACTGCAATTCGGGAAGTGAAATCATTCCCGGAACTTTTAATAAAGTGTTATATAAGCGATCAGTATGATTACTGCGGATAATATGAGCCTCTCGGCTGTGCTCTGTGAGAGCCCAAAGTATTTCTTGAGTAGCTGTGCGGTCATCATCCAAAGTTTGTTGATAAGCCAAAGGTGTTTTTTCAGCCCATCGGCTAATGGTTTGAAAGTCGATCTCATCGCCAACGCATAGAACGCTGTCAAATCTTTCACGCTTCGCCAATTTAATAACATTCTTAACGGCTGTTTCATGATGGTAGGGAATTTGCAAATCACTTATTACTAAGTATCGCTTAATCGTCATCCTCATCGTCAGTTGGATCTATGGAAGGAATAATCCCGCCATCGCCCACAATCCAATCAGGGAAAGTCTTATGCTCGGTCATTAGCCAGAATGCGTGCTCTGGTGTGAATCCTGCTTTACGAGCTGCTTTATAACATTCGTGCAAAGCCATGTAATGCTGATCTATTTTGTTTAATGGCTCAGGAGTTTGGCGAACGACTCGACGATTGATCTTTTTGCGTTTGATAGGTTTTCGTGTGTTCGCCATGACAAAAATTATCGCTTAGAGATTAAAACAAACAGATCATCGACACGCTGTTCTAATCTTGTAATTTGGTCTTTGATCGAACTTCCAGAATTGGGCTTCAACTCTTGTAAATACGATTTAATAACCCAGCGCAGACCCAGCAACAAACTTGTTGATATGCCGCATACGCCAACGGCGATACCAACCCATTCGTTTGCTGTCATTTCGCATTAATTCCATAATCAGCTTCTGTGCCAGACTTTGGATCAAGTGCTTTAGCGATCGGTGCTACTAATGCTCCAGCAAAAATTGCAAACTCTGGTCGAATGTCAGCCACAATCGCCAAAAGGACAGTTATGCCGGAAGCAGCCACAGCTCTTAAATAAGACTTTATTGCAGCCTTGTGTTTATTGGATAGTTTCATGCGTTGCCTCCTAGTAGTGGGATGTTAAAGAACTCTGAATTGTTGTCTTGATCTTTTTTAAAACTGATATGAATATGGTGATTGTGTGGATTGCCTTTGTATGATCTCCAACGCCATCCAAGCAATGGGGATGCAATACGGCTCTGATGAATTAAATAACCGATGCGACCATTGGTTTTCCCATATGATCGAATTTGATCTGCCAAATATGCTGAAAGCCCTTTGTCGTCAGAAAGCCGAGCGTCAATATCAATTGCTCGCACGCATCCTGTTGGATCGGGATTGTGGTCGCTCTTTCGTGTGCTATGTCTAGCATCACCAATCCACCCATCAGATTTACGCAAACGCTCTGGGAAGCAATCATCTATTTGTTCCCTTAATTGCACAGCTGCTTTAGATAAGTAAGGCTTCATTACAAGCCTAGAGCCGTCAAATCCTCAACAGTTAAACCAAGTGCTGCAAGTTTAGCCTGTGCTGTTGCCTTTGCTGTTGCCTTTGCTTCAGCTTCGGCTATTTCATTAGCCTTTACTTGCTCAATAGCATCATCAATTTGCGCTTGAGTAGGTGCTTTACCTTCCAAGACATCCCACCGGATTGTTGAATAATCTCTATCTGTAATCACAAACTCAGCATTAGGCTTTAATAACCAGATTGCTTTATGTAAATAATTTTGCATTATGCACCAATTTCTAATACTGTAATTGTTGATGGTGAAACATCATATTGAAAACTTGCTTGCCGACTGCCACTTGCTGATAATTTTGCTTGCAATTTGTAAGTAGTTGCTGAAGTGGTTGCAGGTGAATCATAATAAGAAATTGAACCAGGAACTGCACTCGTAAAAAATGTAGCCCCTTGATCGTATTCAATTTGAAAACCATAATCACCATAATCTAATATAGTAGTTGCACCTCTAAGCAATTTTGCGCCAATCGCAATTTCATTAGTGTTTCCGTCGGCTTGGCAAAGTTGAGAAATTAAAACAAGTATTTTGCTACTTGCGGAAGTTGGGGTGATAGTTGCTGTTATTCCTGTATCGGCTAAAGATGTTGTAGTTATTTGCGTTTCAGTTGTTATGGTGCTACTTACAACCTGCAAAACTTTACCGCCACCTGCTGCGGCAGCCCATTTCAATCCTGTTGCAGTTGATGAATCTGCTGTTAAAACTGTGTTATTTGCACCAACGGCTAATCGTGCAACTGTGTCAGCAGCTGTGGCTGCAATAATGTCGCCTTTAGCATCAACAATTGTTTTAGCAATTGCTGCACCGGCATTGTTAAAAACTGTGGTATCAATTGCAGTTCCCAAAGATCTGATGGCTGCTGCGCCATCTTTAACCAATGCGGTATCGTCTGGAGTGCTCCAGCTATAATTTGTAGTAGTTGCCATTTTTCTCCTATTATCAGGCTACGATTGTAGCGTATTCCCATGTTAAAGTTGGGCTTAAAGTGTTCCAACGCTCACCGATTTGCACAGAATTCCATCTCATCGCCACTTGGCTAAAGCTGACCGGTGAAAGGTTTATTGTTAAGAATAACTCATTGAATCTAGTGCTCCAACGCCATCCCTCAACATAACCTTCAAATTCTCCATTGCTAATTTGGGCAGGTAAATCTTGAATGTTTAATGGCATTCCCATAAATATGTTTAGTAGATTATCTCGATCCGAGTTATCAATCTCTGAATTGGTAATTGGGAAGGTTATGCTGTCAAATATAGGTTGTGGAAAAGCTCGAAGGCTAATATATCGATCCGCAACCTCTTGAGCATCTACAGCTGAATGAATTCTTGAGTTGATAGTTTCGGCTTTATATCCATATAGCGCAATTGATGCCGCCGATGTAGCAGTCTTTTGTGATCCGTAATTGTTGCCATAATTGATGTAAATGTCGTTTCTAACATCCGCTGCTTTTGTAGTTGTCCGCAATCCTGAACCAATGGCATGACCTGCAGATAAATCGACATAACCATTGGCTATCAAGTAAGTCTGCCTGTGGTCTGCATC